ACATAAAATGTTTATGTCAGAAACTTTACAAGAGAAGTGGCAGCCAGTATTGAGTCATCCAGATTTACCAGAAATCAGTGACCCTTACAAAAAAGCTGTAACTTCTGTGGTTCTAGAGAACCAAGAAAGAGCTTTTAATGAAGAAAATGGAGTATCAAACCTTACTGAGGCATCACCAGTTAACGCTGCTGTTGGTTCTGATGGTTCTGGGATTGCAAATTGGAATCCTATACTTATTTCTTTAGTTAGAAGGTCTCTTCCAAACTTAATTGCATACGACATCTGTGGTGTGCAACCAATGACTGGCCCTACAGGATTAGTATTCTGTATGAAGGCTCGTTATAACGATAACACTTCAAGGTTAGCAATGACCGAGGCGTTATTCGATGAAGCTGATACAGATTTCTCTGGTGCGGGAACACAAGCAGGTACAGACCCATTTGGGGATGCAGCTACTTATGCAACTGGTACTGGTATGACTACAGCTGCAGGTGAAGCATTAGGTGATGTTGAAGCATCAAATCCTTTTGCATCAATGGCTTTCACAATTGAGAAAGCAACTGTAACTGCAAAGTCAAGAGCTCTTAAAGCTGAATACACAATTGAACTTGCACAAGACCTTAAAGCAATTCATGGTCTTGATGCTGAAACAGAACTTGCAAACATTCTTTCTGCTGAAATCTTAGCTGAAATCAACAGAGAAGTTGTAAGAACTGTTAACATCCAAGCAAAAGCTGGTGCTCAAACTGGTGTTGCTAATGCTGGTAGATTCGACTTAGATGTTGATTCATCTGGTAGATGGTCAGTTGAGAAGTTCAAAGGTATGCTCTTCCAAATCGAAAGAGATGCTAATGTAATCGCAAGAGAGTCAAGAAGAGGAAAAGGTAACTTTATCCTTTGCTCATCTGATGTTGCTTCTGCATTGTCAATGGCAGGAATGCTTGACTATGCTCCAGCTCTTAACACTGAATTAAATGTTGATGATGCTGGTAACACATTCGTAGGTGTTCTAAATGGTAAATATAAAGTTTATATTGACCCATATTACACTCTTGACCCAGTTAGTGGTCATAGTAACGAAGGTTACATGACTGTAGGTTACAGAGGTTCAAACCCTTATGATGCTGGTGTATTCTATTGCCCGTATGTTCCATTGCAAATGGTTCGTGCAGTTGGTGAGAATACTTTCCAACCAAAAATTGGTTTCAAAACTAGATATGGAATGATTTCAAATCCATTCGTAGGTTCGACTCCAAGTGATGGTCTTGCATCTGCTGGTTCTAACTTCTACTACAGAAAAGTTGAAGTAGAAAATATTCTATAAGACTTAAGTCAGTTAGACTAATTAAAGAGAGACTTCGGTCTCTCTTTTTTTATGCACTATATAATTATAGGGAAGTCAAAAGGACAACCCATACACACACATACAGAGGACAATATTATGTCAAAAGATAATAAATCAGGCTATGAAATAAGAGCAGACTTACTAAATCAAGCAGAAGGTATTCTTCATGCAAACTTTCAAAGAGAAGTCGATGCTATCTATGCACACAACGATGCATTTCCAAATGATAAAAAACCTTTACCATTAAGAGAAATTACTGGTGAAGAAATCATTGCAACTGCAAGACAACTCAATGAATTTGTAACTGAGAAGTAATCTTTTGGGGTCGTAAGACCCCATTTGCATAAATACTACTATGACTACAAGACAAATATCAACTGCAACATGGGCTGGAAACTTACCAGACAATCTATCCTATCTTGCACCAACTCAATTCGAACTACTAGTTAAAAAACTACCTCATACGAAGTATTTTGCAACTGGTGTCAATGTACCATCTGTAAGTGTTGCAGAGATACAACAACCTACTAATTTAGGTTTAAATGTTAAAGTACCTGGCGATAAAATTAATCTTGGTGAAATAACTGTTACTTTTATTGTTGATGAGAACATGGAAAATTGGACTGAGTTATATACATGGATGTCACAACTTACTAGTTCTACAGACCCAGAAAAGTTTAGAAGTCTCGTAGGTGCAAATAGAAGAGCAGATTTACCATATGATGGTTCTGGTGATTATGATGCATTATACTCAGACATGACAATTGTAATCACAACAGCTGCAAATAACCCTAACAGATATGTTAGAATACAAGGTGCATTCCCTTCATCATTAGGTGAAATTACAATGGATACTACTGTTGCTGGTGGATTATCCTATGTAACATGTACTGCATCATTCCAATTCACTGCATTTGAAATAGCATCCACCTCTTAATTAGGTGGACAAATACCACTTTTGTGGTATAATTATAGTATGACATTAGAACAAATTCAATCTATGTGGAAAGAAGATTCTGTAATCGACCAAATCGATTTAGATAAGGCATCATTACAGACACCATCTCTACATGCAAAATACCTAGAACTCCTAAACGAAAAGAGACTATCTCTTAAATCGTATGAGGTGAAGTATAATCAACTTTTAAAGACCAAGTGGATGTGGTATACTGATAAGTTATCTAAAGAGGAAATAGATGACTTAGGGTGGTCTTATGACCCATTTGAGGGGTATAACAAACCCATGAGGTCTGATTACAGTTATTATTTTAATGCAGATAAAGACCTATCTGATTTAAAACTAAAAGTTGAGTATCTTACAGAGTGTGTAGACACTTTGAAAGACATACTAAATATTATCACATGGAGACATCAATCAATAAAGAATGCAATCGATTGGTTGAAATTCACTAACCCAGCAGGGTAATATATTATGCCATCATTCATACAAGAACATTGTATTACACTTTCAAGAATAATACCACCAAGTATATGTGAAGAAATTATAGAAATAGGAAAAGAAACATGGACTGATTTTGGTCAGATTGGTGGTGGTAAAGATGGTAAAGCAGAGTTTAGTACTCGTAAATCTGGTGTTGCATGGTTAGAACGAGATGCAACATTATCAGATGGACTAACAGTATTCGACCACATAACTCCACATGTAAGAAGAGTAAATGAAGACTGGTTTAAGTTTGATTTAGACTTTCATGAAAACTATCAATTCACAACATACAAAGCACCAGATGAAAAATACTCATGGCATTGTGATGGACATTTTGAACCTTATACAGAAGAAGATTGTAAGAATGACCCACATATAGAAGAAAGAGTTGGTGGATATAGAAAGTTATCATACAGTGTAAATCTTACACATCCAGACAACTATGAGGGTGGTCACTTTGAATGGACAGACCCTTATGGTCTCAATCCAATGCAAATGAACAAAGACAATATCGTTTATAGAAATCAACAGAGTGCAAGGGAACAGGGAAGTATAATCATATTTCCATCCTTTGTATATCATCAAGTAACACCAGTCACCAGAGGAATGAGACATTCATTAGTAGGATGGATAGCAGGCCCAACATTCAGATAACCAAAATCGATAACACTCATATAAAGATAGATGCAGAAGAATCTATCAAAAGAGAGTTGTCAGATTATTTTACTTTCCCAGTGCCAGGCGCAAAGTTCATGCCTTCTGTACGAAACAAATATTGGGATGGTAATATCAGATTGTTTGCACAAACTACAGGTAAGTTGTATCTTGGACTATATTATGCATTAGAACAATTTGCAAAAGATAGAGAGTACAAGGTTGAAGGTTATCAATGGGAGACTGATTTAGAGACTCCAGACTTTACCGATAACTTAAATATGGGATTTCCATTAAGAGATTATCAAGTTGAAGCAATATCAAGAGGTATTAAATATAGAAGACAATTGTTAGTATCACCAACTGCAAGTGGTAAATCTGCAATCATATATTGTATTGCAAGACATTTTATATCCATGCACAAAAAGAAAGTATTGGTTATTGTACCTACAACATCACTAGTAGAACAAATGTCTAAAGACTTTGCAGATTATGGATATGATAAACCTATTGATAAGATGTATGGTGGTGCAAAGGTAGGAGATACCGATATAGTTGTAACCACATGGCAAACATTATCCAGAATGCCGAAATCATTCTTCGATGGTTTTGGTGCAGTGTTTGGTGATGAAGCACATTTATTTAAAGCAAAAGTACTTACAGGTATTTTAGAGAAGATGAAAGACATAGGTCATAGATGGGGAATGACTGGTACATTAGATGATACTCAAACACATAAACTTGTATTGGAAGGATTGTTTGGCCCTACTCATTATGTAACAACTAGTGCCGACCTTATGGATGAAGGTGTTCTTGCAGAACTAGATATACAATGTTTAGTACTTAAATATCCACCAGAGGTATCTAAAGAAGTTGTATCTATGGACTATCCTAGAGAAATGGAGTTCCTTGCTGGTAATGAAAAAAGAACACAATTTATAAAGAATCTAACTCTAGGACAAAAAGGTAATACACTGATTCTATTTCAATATGTAGATAAACATGGTAGAAAGATATACGAGGCATTTCAAAAAGCAGGTATCAAATCATTTTTTATCTATGGTGGGACAGATACAATCAATAGAGAAAAGGTCAGAGAGTTAATGGAAAAGGAAGAAGGGTGTGTAATTATTGCATCATATGGTACTTTTTCTACAGGTATAAATATTAAGAACCTACACAACATTGTGTTTGCAAGTCCTAGTAAATCTAAGATTCGTGTATTACAATCAATTGGTAGGGTTCTGAGAACAAGTAAAGATAAAGTCAATGCAACTCTTTTTGATATTGCAGATGACTTAAGTTATAAAAAGAAAGAGAATTATACTCTTAGACACTTTAAAGAACGAATAAATACATATAGTAAAGAAAAATTTAAATATACAATACATGAGGTAAAGTTTTGAAATGGTATGATATATTATGGGGTCAGAAACCAGACGATACTTGGAAGAGTCCAGACCCAGAAGAAGTGACTATTGATAATGCATACAAAACAAGATGGATATGGTATCATACAATTTTAGCAATAGGAATCTTCATGTCTAATATATTATTAATCGCAATTTTACTACTACTTGCAATAAAGCTATGAACCAATACAGATACATAAAACTAAGAAATGGTGAAGACATCGTTTCAATGATAACTGTCCAACAAGAAAATGGAACAGTAGAAATGACACTTCCATGTAACATTGGTCTTTCACCATCGGTTACAGGTAAGGGTTCAGTTATTAAATTATCTCCTTTAGTTCCTTTTACTAAGGATAACAAGATTGTTATTGCAGCTTCTGAGATAGTTTATACAACAACTATCGGTGACGAATTCATTGCATTTTACGATAAAGCAATTAAAGATTGGGTTCATCTTAGAGACGAAGTAGGATTAGATGTAATGTCCCCTAAACAAGAATTAGATAAAGGTGCAGATGCACTTGCACGAATGACTGAGATAATGAAGGACAGACTCCTTCCAGAGGATGAATTATCATTTGAAGAAGAACTGGACTTAATGGATTATGAAGATAAGAAGGTACTCCATTAATATGTATTCTCTTGTTTCCCACGATACATATCTAGGGTAGCATGAGATTTAACTTCTGTCAAGTCTTTTCTATCAAAAAAGATAAATTATTTTTACTTGACAAATAACGATATAATGAGATAATAGATATATGACTAAAAGGACTAAAGCAAAACCAGAACATTATGTAAATAATAAAGAGTTTACAGCTGCAATTTCTGAACATAACATAGCAGTAAAAGATGCAGTTGCAAAAGGAATTGAACCACCAAGGGTATCAGAATACATTGGAGAATGTATCTATAAGATTGCAACGAGACTATCAACAAAACCAAACTTCATTAACTATTCATATAGAGATGAAATGATTTGTGATGGTATCGAAAACTGTTTACAATACATAAATAATTTCAACCCAGAAAAATCACAAAATGCATTTGCCTATATAACCCAAATTATATACTATGCATTCCTAAGAAGAATTCAAAAAGAAAAGAAACAAGCTGCAATCAAACATAAGGCAATCATGAATAGTGGTGTTCTTACCGATGCAGTAAGTAGTATGGAAGGAGACAATACAGTTTACGATAACTCATATGTCGAATTCCTACAAAACAACCTTGAAGAACCAAACTACAAACCTAGAGGTAAAAAGAAAGAGAAAGACAATCGACCAGTAGGTGTAGAAAAATATTTTAATACAAATAAAAAATAATGGAAGATAAATCTTATACATACAAAGAGGCAACTCCAGAACAAATAAAAAATTGGCAAGAAACAGAAGGTAAGTGGTGGTCTGATAGAGCATTAACATTTGTAGCAATTGCAAGTGTACTTCAAGTAGGAACATTATTTTTTATGATGTTTAACTTCTGGGTCATCAGCTTAATGACAAACTAATATATGAAATTTGCAGTATTAAATGACACCCATGCTGGTGTCAGAAACGACAGTGTTCATTTTCACGAATATCAAAGAAGATTTTATGAAGAAGTCTTTTTTCCATATTGTAAAGAAAATGATATCAAACATATTGTTCACTTAGGTGATTACTTTGATAAAAGAACTGGAATTAATTTCCTTTCTTTACAAAGAAACAAAGAACACTTTATTGACCCACTTATAGAAAATGGAATGACCATGGACTTAACTCTGGGTAATCATGACCTTTACTATAAGAACACCAGTGAGGTAAACTCATGTGATGCATTATTAAAGTATGATAATATTACAATCTATCAAGATACTATTACAAAAGATTATGATGGTTGTTTGATAACATTAATACCTTGGATTCATAAAAATAATCTAGAAGATACGATGGAACATATAGAATTGACTACATCTGCAATTGCAATGGGTCATTTAGAAATAGAAGGTGCAATTATGATGCCTGGCTATTACTCGTCTCATGGTACATCAATGAATACATTCAAAAGATTTGAACATGTATATACTGGTCATTTTCATACTGGGTCAACTCTAAACAACATTACCTACCTTGGTTCTCAATTTGAGTTTACTTGGTCAGACTATGGTGACCCTAAATCATTTCATGTATTTGATACAGATACTAGAGAAATGAAAAAAATTAGAAACCCTATTCGAATGTTTGAAAAGGTTTTTTATGATGATTCTAAATTAACTCAAGAAGAAATAATTGCAATGGACTTCGAACATTTAAAGAATATGTTTGTAAAAGTTATTGTAGTTAATAAAGAAAATCCATATTGGTTCGACCTATTCATTGAAAAATTAAACAAGGCAGATGTAATTGATTTTAAAGTTGTAGAAGACCATGGAAACTTAGGAGACATGTCAGATGAAGATATGGCTTCAGATGCAGAGGACACACTTACCATATTAACAAAACATATCGAAGGAATGGAAATAACTGGAGATAAAACAAAACTAGAAAACTTAGTTAGGTCTCTTTATACAGAGGCTCTTGACGCATAGA